CCGTTGATCGAGACGATGACATGGTTCGGGTCGCTCGACTTGAGTCCCGAGACGGTGAAGGTTTTGAGCGTTCCGTTGCCGGTCAGTCTTGTCTTGGCCGAGGAGAGGAGCGCGGACTGTTGGAGGGTGAGGTTGAGTGTCTGGTTCGGAGCGGTGCCGGTGATCGAGGCCGCAGCGGTCGGGCCAGCGGTGACCGTTCCGATGGAAAGGGAATTCGCGGGGCCAACGGCTCCGGTGTTTCCCGTCAACCCTTGAATGCCTTGGATGCCTTGGTCTCCGCGAGGGATGGTGAAATTGAGAACGCGGTTCTCCGGGGTGCCGGTGGCGGCAACGCTGGCGTTCGTCCCTGCGGTCCCGGTGGTGGTGGTGCCGACATTGACGGTTCCCGCCGGTCCTTGCGGGAGTCCGAAATTCAGAACGGCGGTGTCGTTGACTCCGGTGTTGGTGACCGTGGGAGTGGAGCCGGTGGGGAGGTTGGTGACCGATCCCACGGTGACAAGGAGCGAGGGGTAGCTGACGCCGCCTGCGGGTCCGCCTCCGCTGACCTGCGCGGCATCGACCCCATCGCCGCCATTGCGGGACGAGACGAGTTTGGAGGACATCCACGCTGGCTTGATCCGACCCTTGCGCTCGGTGGAGTCCCGGCGCATGGCGGGGCTTTTGCCGAGGAGTTCGGTTTCCTTGGCGAGCAGCGCCGCCTTGTTGGCATCGCCGGTCAGTGGGACGGCGAGCTTGGAGGCGAGGTTGGCCGTGAGTAAGTCTATGAATAAGGAGTCGAAGAGGGTGACCTCGGTCACTTTCTTGACATATTCCAGCGTGATCGCCGTGCCGAGCCAGACATCCCAATCGGTCGTCCAACTGGAGGTGACGCCGGGTTGCTTGGTCGAACCGGCAACCAGGCAGCGGTAAACCGCGCCGTTGTTGGAAACGGCATTGCCGACTTCATAGGTGCGACCGGTGACCCATGCGGGCGAGCCGGAATCGGCATTGGCGAGGACGAAATTGCCCGACACTTCCCACGCCGAGTCGCCGGTCGAATAGTCGTAATCGTTGACCCGGAACACGCGCAGGCAGTCCGATGGGATCGCGTAGCGGTAGGCCCACTTGTATTCCGGACGCGGGAGCGTCTCGATAACCGTGGTGGACTTCATGGCCCATGTCCACGATCCGGCGAGGAGGAGCGCATCGCGCACCTGCGGGTAGAGGGACTTGGCGAGGAGCATCGCCTGCGAGGAGGGTCCGAACTGCTCGGCGGTGCCGACCCGCAAGATCGCTTGGCGGCAAAGCTCGTCCTCGGTAAGCGTGGTCGATGGGCGGTCCTTGGCGGTCGCGAGGATCAGCGCCTTGACGACCGGGCGCTGCATATTGGCCGAGAAAACCTCGGCCATCTGGGTGAAAAGGTCTTTCGAGCCGGTGAGCGGCATCGCGAGGTTCGTGGCCAGCTTTGCGGAAAGGATTTCGACAAAGACCGCCGGGAACTTCGCGGCGTCGGTGACATGGGCGATGTATTCGATCTGCGCGGGTGCGGCAAGGTCGGTGTGGATGAATCCATCCACGATTTCCCATTTGGAGAAGTTCTCATCCTCATCGATCCCGTTGAGGCGGATCAGTCGCAGGAAGTCGGAGGGAACCGCGAACCGGCGGGCGTAGCCAAAGGCTGGAGAAGTGGCGTCAGCGGTCAGCGAGGCGAGTTTCCGGCAGAACTGCCAGTCGAACTCCGTTTGGAGTTCCTCCAAAGTCTGCGCGTAGAACAGAGAACAATACTGCGCCTGCGCGGTCGCGTCCGAGAGCGAGGTGATGCGGGCGTCACCGAGTCGGGCGAGAGCGAGGTTGCAGATTTGGATGTCTGTCATTGAGGCGCGTTAGAAAATGGAAAAAGGGGGGAAGGCAGACTTTTCCCGGTCTGCCAGCGGGTTTTGGTTAGGCTTCGTCGCAGGCGATCTCGACGACCTTCTTCTCTTCCATGCGAACAGCAGCGAGGCTGGCCACGGAACGGATTTGAAGGGAGTGCGAGAGGTCCGTGCGGATGTCCATGTGGGTCTTGAGTCCGCGCTCGGCGAGGATGACTCCGGACTTCACATAGGCGTAAACGCTGCGGACCGTGCTGGTCTTCGGAAGCAGTTGGGTGCGGCGGAATTTGAAACCCATGAAGGTGTTCAGATTGCCGTCCACCAAGGCGCGAACCGTGTTGTAGTCGGCGCTGGTGGCTTCCGTGGTGCGGAGCAGGTCTTGAAGCTGCTTGGCCGAAACAACCAAGATGCGCTCCTCCTCCTCATCGACATCGTTGCTGTCGAAGAGGAACTTCGCAGCGCGGAGCTTGCCGATGGTGAGGCCCGAGTTCGCGGCGGTGCCGGATTCCACATAGTTGACTGCGACCTTCTGGCCAGCAGGCAATGCGGTTGCGGTTGTGCCGGTCGTGCCGGTAAAGGCTGTCCCGCCAAGAGCGCCGATGATGATCGTGTCGCAGGTGCGGCCATAGGCGGCAGCGTGCGATTGGATGATCGGGCTGGTGGGAAGGACGACTTCGCCGAGGAGTTGCTCGTCCCATTCGTCTACGAGTTTCGCGCAGTCGTATTGCTGCGGGCGAATCCAGCGTTTAGCCATCGCTTGATCGCTGATGCGGGTGTCGCGTGAGCGATCCGTGATCTGCGTCATCGAGGTCGTGTCGATTTGATTGTAGGACTTCTCTTTTCCTTCGATGGAATCGATGGTCACATATTCTTTCAGCTTGCTGTTCTTTTGTTGAACGAGGTGTTTCCAGTTCGCGTCGAACTGTGTGGTGTAGTGGTTGGGGACATTCGTCAGAACGCCATTGAGGTCTGCCATTTTTTTCTCCTTGTGTTGAGTTGGTTGGTATCAGTCGAAACTGATGGTTCGTTGCTCCCTTCGCTTCCGAGTGTCCCAATCGGGGTCTTCGACGGCGGGTATTAGGGAGCAGGCTCAACAAAGGAGGTGTCTGCTCTGACGGTGTGAGTTCTACACCATCACATGGTATCAGTCAAAAATTAGCGGGGCCGAGAATCGAACTCGGGATTCCAGATTATGAAACTGGTGTGATGCCTCTTCACTACCCCGCAGAAATTCATCCCTGTTTGAGCAAGGAGGTGACGAGCGCGGCGGCTTCGCGGTCGCCTTCCATGTAACGCTTGTGCCAAGCATTCTCCGAGTTCGACATGATGTCCTTGGCGCGGGCCGCGCCGGTCATAAACTCGGTGCCGCCCATGGAGCGACCGACCTTGTCCTCGCTCATCATTTGCGCCATGCGAACGAATCCACGCACAACTTCGGGATCGGAAAATCCATGTGAGTTCGCATCCACGCCCGCGAGCTTCGCGGCCTGCTTGGCGAGTCCGATGTTTTTTCCGAAATCATTTCCCCACTCTTTTTGGAGACCCTGCACGGCCTCGGTGCGCTGCTTCTCGTAGGTCGCTTGGATCGCTTCCAATTTGAACATCTCGGTCTTCGCGTGTTGCGCGACGAGTTCCTTCATGGCCGAGGGCGGGATGCCGTGCTTGTGCGCGATCTCGGCATAAGGCTTCGCCATGTCGTCACTCCATGTCATGCCCTCGGGCAGCGAGTCCGGAGCGAACTTGTATTCCTCAATCGACTCGGGAACGCCCATGGCACGGCGGAATGCGGCTACCTCCTCGGGTGAGGATTTCTCGTTGGGGACGCCGAGCTTTTTCCCGATGAGCGCATTCGCGTTCGCGAGCGCCTTCGCCATGTCGGGAACGCTTTTGTATTTCGAGAGCGTGTCCTTGTAGTCCTTCGCATCGTCGGGCAGGGCATCGAGCCACTTGTCTCCGAAGGTGCCGTCTGGATTCACCCAGCCGGTCGAGGGAGTTGAGGGTTGCGTGGTTTCCGCAGCGGGCTGCTGCGCCTGTGCCTCCGGAGAGGCGCTTGTGTTATCGGCTGCGGCGAGAAGTGATTCCTCGCCGGAGGTGTCGATTGTGGTGTCTTCCATAAATGGTATCAGTCAAAACAGCGCATCAGTCTTGATGCGGGTGGTAACCGAGATGGGTCTCGCGACCGGCGTAGGTCTTCTGAAATTCCTCGGGCGCGTAGTCGCGCAGCCACTCGACCAGTTCGATGGTTTTGTCGCCGAGCATGGGGTCCATTTCGGGGCGTGGCGGGATGTCGTTTTTGGGTTCGGTTTTCTTGCTCATTTTTTGACCTTTCGTTTAGGAGTTTCGATGTCGCCGTCCGCGATGACCGGCCTGCGGAGGACCGCTTCGATGTGAAGGATCACACCGCGCTGGCCATCGCGGAGTGCAGCGACCACGGGGTTGAAATCGTAGCCGGGGAGGAAAACTTGGCTTTCGGTCGCGAACTGCGCCTTGAGGTCGGCGATGACCGCTTGGCCTTCCTTGGTGCTGAACACACGATGGTAGGCGTTGGTGACCTTCTGGCGCTCGCGCTCGCGCCGAAGGGCGGCGGCTTTGTCCTCGGGAGCCATCACGCTTGTCCCATCATGCCGGGGAGCATCCCGGCAAGCATCGAGTCCTGCTTCACCGCACCGGCCTTACCAAGTGCGCTTGCGGTGCGCTCCATTTGCTCGGCCTGCATGGCCTGCTGTTGAGCTTGGGCGCGGGCGGCTCGTTGCTGCGCGACCATTTCCTCCTCCATGAGCCAGCGGGCGGGGAGACCATCGTTCCTCGCCATGTCGCGGCAGATTTCATCGAAATCAAAGTTGTCGAGCATGTCGGGCTTGAGTTGCGCGTAGGGCAGAAGCATCTCGGTCGTGCGAACGAATGCGGCGTTTTCGAGAGACTTGATCGCGAGAGCGATTCGGGAGTTGTAGGCGACATCCGGTTCGGGGATGACGCCGATCATTTGCAACTGCTGGGGCGGGGGAGGGAACTTGCCAGCGCGGGCGAGGATCGCAAAGACCCGGCGCAGGAGCGGATTGAATAGCTCCGTGGTGAGTCGCGCAAAGGTCGGGGAAAACTGGATCAACTTCTCGCTGGCTCGCTCGGCAACTTCGCGGGCGGTCATCTGCTTTTGCAACTGCGCGAACATCTGGAACAAGTCCACATGGAAGGCTTCGTTGATCGCCTTGCGCTTCTGCTCGGCCCGCTCGACGCCGATGTCGTATCGCCCATTGGTTCCCCATTCCCGGGGAGTGGCGTTGGGGTTGTTGGGGTCGAAATAGGTCACGCCACCGGCGCGGAGGTCGATATCGCCATCGAATCCGGCAGGGATCAGAATGCGCGGGAACGCATGAATCTCGGCGAGCGAGTCGAGTTGCTTTTCAAGAAAGTTGAGTTGCTTGCACTCCGGCAGGGCGGTCCAGCTTGGCGAGTAGCCGTAGCACTCGGAGTTCTTCCATTTCAAATATCTCGTCACGAAGAACGGTTGCTCATCGAAGCCCGAGGAAAGGAAGACATGCTTGCTGGCCTTGTCTACATACACCGAGGCGTAGGGCTTGTTCTCGGCGTCTCGCTTGCCTTGCTCGATTTCACCCGGACCACGGGGAGCGATCAAATGAACGCAGGAAAACTTGCGGTTGGAGTTGGGCTTCTCCAGTTCCTTCTTCATCGAGTCGGTGAGGTTCTCCACGCCGAACTTGAGCGCGGCCTGCCGTGCGGTCATCTCATACTCGCGGGAGAGCGTATCGACATAGCCTTCGTCATCCTCGGAGATCGCGAACGATCCGAGGTCGAGTTTGGTAAAGTTGAGGGAATTGTTCTTGCCGCCTTCCACCAAGATCGCCGCCGTGCCGAAGGCACCCCGGTCGAGATAGAGTTCGTGGATTTCCGTGTAGAAGTTCGACCGGCTGAGTTCGGCCTGCATGACCTCGGTGCAACGCTTGAACCATTGCTCGATCTCGTCCTCGCTTTCCATCGCCTTCGGCGGCTCCAGCGAGAACCACCGGCTTTCGAGCGGCGTCATCCAACTGAGTTGGCCATTGGCCAGAATCATGTTTGCCCGCACGGCGGTGGCGTCGAAGAGTTGCGCCTCGTCTTCGGTGGATGGCGAGGTCGTCTGCGTGAACATCGTCGCCTTCCGGGGCATCACATACTTCGCGATGTCCTCCCAGAGAGATTCCCATGTCGCCCGCTGATGAACGAGTTCCGCATGGCGCTGGAGAACCTTGTCGGCGAGTTCGGGATTTTTTCCGGTCATTTGGTATCAGTCAAAACTGAATCAACCGAGGGTCGAGTAGCCGGTCGTCACGGGAGTCTGCGAGGATTCCCCGGCGAGAATGGATTTCCTTGTGCCTTTACGCCGTGCGGCTTCACTTGCCATGGCTTCCTCTCCGGATTGCATATCGACTACTGCTGGCGGTGGCGGTGGGTCGGGCGGTGGGGGCGGTGGTGGTGGTGGCGGAATATTTATTGGTTGTGACTTTGGGGCGCGTCTTCCCCCTCCGAACCAAGCTAGGCAGGGAGAGAGGATGGGGTTTTCTTGGTGGTCAGTAAGTCGCATCGCGTTTGGAGTTTCGAGGTTTCGTAAATCCGGAGCGGGCGGTCTCGCCGACTCCATGCGATGAAGGGAAGTGTATACGGGGCGAAGTTGCAAGGGTTATTTTGACTGATACCACTATATATAGTGATCAGCCAGCAGTTCTGACACAACCTGTGGTATGTGTGGGCGGCATCGCGCCAGCGTTCCTCGGGGTCGTGAATATCCACCGGGCGGGCCAGAAGGAAGAAGTCCTCGGTGTTCACGACCACCCCATTCCATGCTGTCAATTCTACCTCCTCGGAGAAGGATCGCGGCTGCGGGTAGCGCCGGTAGAGATCGAGGATTTGGAGTTCCAGTTCGCGATTCACCGCCGCACCTTTCCGAATCCACCACCTCGGAATCCTGCCATGACTCTGGTTGCTTCGTGGCGCTCGGCTTTCCGAGGGATCGCGGAGCGGTCGATGACCATCCCGCGCTTGATAGCCTGGTGCGAGAGACTGAACGCATCGGCGAAATGCGATGACCAATCATGCACCGGCACATCCTTGATGGTGACGCCATCGCGCTCCTCTTTGCTGTGGTAGGCGTCAAGCGCCTCGATACCATCAGCACATCCGGCCTCGTTCATCGAGATGCGAGGGAACGCATCGTTGGCGAGGTTGATGCCATCCCATACCGAGTTCTGCCGTGGCACCGGCACCACGCCGGTCAGTCCGCTGCGAGCGAGCGCCTCCTGCCAGAGTCCTCCCACTTCCGCTGCGGCATCGTGCGGGATGTAATGCCCCCCGTAGGCATATTGGCGATCCTTGAGTCGTGCAGCCCAGTCCGCTGGGGTCTTGCACTCGTCGGACCCAGAGAGGGATTCCAGATAGTTGATGCGGTCGCCGACCATCTGCCATATCCAGACCTTCTGATTCAGCGGAGCGCCCACATCCCATGAGGTGTAGACCGGCAGTTCCTTGAACCACAGAATGTCGTTGGTGACCCGCTTCTCTGCGCGGGCCTTTTCGAGTGAGCGAACATAGATCGCGCCCGGGCGACCGATGTTGAACGAGCATTCGTATTCCTGTGCAAAGGCGTTCTCCGTGGTGCCACGCCGGATGTCGGTGAGTTCCTCCTCGGGGATGATGTGACTCTCGCTCGCCTTGAGCATGAGCGTGAACCACTCGCTGTCCGCACACGCCCGGTTCCACATCTTCCAGAAGATGTTTCGACCTTTCGGCGTTCCCACCCATGTCGCCCAGCCTTGGTAGTCGGTGAGTGTGGGACGGATGACATTGTCCCACGCTGCCGGGTCGAGATCCGCCGCCTCGTCCATCACGACTCCATCGAGATAGATTCCGCGCAGGCGCTCGTAGGCTTCGCCCGAGTAAAGCCGGATCGTGGCCTCGTTGTGGAAGGTGATCGCGAGATCGGCCTTGTTGATGACCACGCCGGGGATTTGCGAGGTGAACTGGACAAGGTATTTCCAAGCGATGTCCTTCGCCTGCTCGCGGGTGGGAGCCACATAGGCGTAGCGGAGCGGCGGTCCGCTGCGGCGATGCGAGAGCGCCTTGGCAATCAAATCTTGGATGCAAACAAATGATTTCCCGGCACGCCGGTGCAGCACCATCACCGACCAGCGTTCCTTGCGGTGCAGGTAGCTCGCGAGTTGCGGTCGCGGGATGATGTCGATGTTAATGGCCACCGATGCGGATGTTGATGTCCATGGCCCCGGCGACCTCGATCTTCTCGGGTTCGTTCCATCCCATCGCCTTCGCGAGCATCTCGCCATACTTGGCGCAGGTCGCCGATTCCGGCGGCATTTCCATGAACCGCTCGCGGAGTGTTTCGAGGTAGGTCTCGCGTTTGTAGTTGAGCTTGGCCTCGGATTTGGCGCGGAGTTCGTTCACTCGTTGGCTGATTTCAACATTTTTCAACAAACGCTCGCCGCCCTGTCCGGCTCCCTTTTCCGAGTAACCGGCGCGGATGTAGGCTTGAGTAAGCGAGAGACCGCTCGCGACCCCTTGGCAAAACGCCTCTTGTTTCGGGTTCAATTTCATAGAGTTGATGGTATCAGTCAAAATTGATCTTGACAAGTATTGGGAATCTCCCCCTCATACTCCCCCTGTGGTTGTTATTTCGATGTGGGTCATTTCTTCGGCCTTCGTTTTGACTTTGACTTGCCGGAAGAGAATTTCGATGGTTTCGGGGTCGTCGTCTTCGATGAGCTTGGCATAGCGCAACTGGTCAATAAGAGGCTTGCAACCGCCTGCGAAATTGTCGGCGTCGAGGAGCGAGCATGAGCGTCTCGTAATGATGAGAGTAGTGCGAGCTTGGCGCGGACTTTCTCTTTTTGCAGGAGCGACCAATGCTGGCCGAGGAGCCGGTTGAGGCTGGGGGTGAGGTAGCCGCGCAGTTGAAGAGTGACTGAAGCTGCCGTCGGGATTTTGCCGGTAGCCGAGTTTTCGGAGTTGTTCATGCGTCCAGTTCATTCAATTTCAAATAAAACAGATGTTGTTGGTGTTTCGTATAATTCCACGGCACAAATACTTGGTAGTTTCCCTGTAAGTTCATTTGCAAACCACCACACAAGATTTTCTGCTGTTGTTTCAAAATCGAACTGATCATTGAGAAACGAATGGTCTAGTTTCTGCACTATCGGACGCACGGCGGCGGCAATGTCGGCGTAATCCACCACCCAATCTCGAGCGGGGTTGAGCTTGCCTTGGCAATGGACGCGAAGCTTGTAGCTATGCCCGTGAAGTCTTCCGCATTGATGCCCCACGGGAACCTTGGTAAGTTGATGTGCCGCCTCGAAAGAAAAGTCTTTCCACAGGCGAAAAGTTGCGTTGAGTCTGTCTTGTTTATTCATAGTGTGAATTGAAGTTGAGGACGGCGGTCGCCGCCGGTTGATTGTTCCAGATATCGGTGGAGTTCTTACAAACGGTCTTCTCCTCCGCGCATCCAGCCTGTGCCATCGCAGGATTCTACTCCCGCTTCATGGCACATCCAAAGGAGTCGCTCGGAGTTCACCCGTCCCACATGGACGCGGGGAAAGTTATTTGCCCAAGTGTGTAGGTGCTTCCATTTCCACTCGGTTGTGCCTCCTACAAAAATTACATCTGCTTCGTCCGGCACATCGTTTGGGGTCATTCCGTCTTGGACGGCAAACGCAAAGCATACCCCGTGCAGGCGATCTCGTAGTTGCGGCATCCATTCATGCCAGCGGATGATCGTTGACTCCCTGTCTGCTACCACATCGGGAACCACCACCCAGCGCGGCTTGTGTGCAGATTTTGATTTCTCAATCAACTTAAGAAAAGCCTCTGCATCCCACTCGCGATCATTTGACCACGCCCCATACGCTCCATTGTCTAAAGCGTATGGCATCCAAGTTGGAGGCTGCCGCCAACCATCTGGAGATAGCAGCCAGCCGATTCGGTTTTGAAATTTTCCGGCAAGGTATCCGATTTGGATGCCCGAGTTATTGGAAGGCATTACAATCATACCTTGCCAGTTCATCTCTTTTTCCTTTCGCGAAGCATCTTGATGATTTGCGGATACTTCCCCGGGTGAAATGCCGCATCTTTGATTTTGTCCGCAGGGAGCCGTGGAAAGATGGAACAGATTTGCTGATACGACCGGCTTTTCAAAAAATGCCGAGCCGTCCGCCGTGCTTCCACGATGATCGCTTGTTGGTGCTTCGACTTGTAGGTGTGCTTGTTCCAGCAATCCTCGACCGCCTGCAAAATGATATTGCAGGCTAAGTCTCGGACTCCTTCCAAGTGGTAGTCTTTAGAAGGAGATTTCGTCATCGGAGGCGCGGGCGGCGGCAAGGCGTTCGTTGAGCGTGGCCAGCCGGTCGCTGGAGAGTGGCTCGGTTTCCCGTGGTTTGGATTCCAGCGGGTTGAGCCATTTGATCTTGTGGCGAAGTTGGCCGTTGTATTCCTCGGCCTCGACCGTGATCCGGCATTTCTGGCCGAGAAACGGCGACTTGCCAGCGTCCAGCGATTTGATGTCCCATTCGCGGCCAAATGCCTGGTCGAGCGTGTCACAAGTGCGCTTGGTTGCCTTTTCGGTCAACCAACCCTGCCAGACGATTTCCCGTCCGTGCTGGTCGCTCTCCGGGTCATCGATGAGGAGTGGGACGCGAATGAAATCCGTTCCGGTCTTGGTGGTTCCCAGCCACCCGTTGCCGGGGGCTTTGACTTTCGCGATGTATTTGCCTTCGGCGGTCACATAGCGGTTCTGTTTGTCTGCGAGTTCGTGTGTTGTTGTCATGTTGTTTGGTTGTTGTTGTTCGGGAGGTTGGTATCAGTCAAAACGGCGTGTCTTCGGTTAAATCGGCTTTGGGTTCGTCGGGGAAATATGTATTTCGGAGTTCCACGGCCCGCTTGTAGGCGGCTTCTGCCAAATGATAACGAGCCTTGTCATTAGATTCCCAAATTTTGTTGGCGAGTTCCAAATCAAAGCAGGCGGCTTCAAAAGCCATATCAGTTGTCATTGGTTTTGATCCTCCTCAAAACGGGAAATGTCTCCACGCATCACCACCGGCACGGTGGCCCCTCGTTGCCCTCGCCGATTTTTATCGATGACAATGATCGGCGATCCATCGTGCCGGATGTTAATGACCGCATCGGCATGGTGACCAATGGCGCGAGATTCGCGCAACCGACCCTCCTCGTTGAGTTGCGAAGCGGTCAGCACCACGGAATTGGTCTTGAGGGCGGTGAGCTTCAACCTCCGGGCGAGTTCCGAGATCGCCTGTTCCCGGCTGTCCGCCTTCGGCATCGTGACAATTTGGAGATAATCGACAACGATGAGATCAGCTTTCCCCATCGCGACCAACCGATGCGCCTCGGCATCGATCTCTGCCACTTCGGAAATCGTGTCGTGGATCGTCAGCGGGTAATTCATCAATCGCGCAAACGCATTGGAAAGGTCAAATCCGCTGGCGACATGGCGCTGGTCGCCGGTCATTTCCCGAATACCCTCCACCCGCTTCCCAATCATGTTTGCCGCCATCCGCCGCAGGATCGCCTTGGCAGGCATCTCCAAAGAAAAGATCGCTACACGCTTCCCAGCCTCAAGAGCTTGGAGCGCGGCTTGGTAAAGCAAAATGCTTTTCCCTCCTCCAGTATCAGCCCCTACCACCAGCATTTCCCCTCGCAGCAATCCTCCATGGAAATGCCTATCCAATGCCGGGATGCCGGTGCTGAAAGTTTCAATTGCTGTTTTCTGCTCAAGATCGTCAATCAGTTCGGTTAAATGATGCTTGATGGTTTTTTCCTCGACCACATTCCCCGCTGCTGCCCGAGCGATCTTTTCGGAAATTTCGGCCAAGTCGCAGTTCATTCGCCGGATATCTGGCTCGGATTCTGTCCATGCCGCTATCGCATCGCGGAACCCTTTCGCCTTCGCCAATTGTCTACGGTAATCCGATGCGACCGATTGCGCGATAGCACCCGGTCCATACAAAGAAGTTTTGAAAACCTCCATGACTGCTGGCGTTCCTCCGCAAAACTCCAGACGACCACTAGTCTCAAGCTCACAAATCGCCTGTATCGCGCTGCAAGCACCTGTCCGCTGGTGAACCCTTGCTATGGCATCAAAGATCGTTCTGTTAGGCTCCAAAGCGAAAAGCGAGGCATCCCACGGCAATGCCGAGAAGATATCCGGGTCGGAAACAATCAGACTCAACGCTGCCTCCTCGGCAGTTTTGGCTATAGGGACTTCTTTCATAAACAAGATGCTGCGCGTGGCTTTTGTTGTTTCCCGTTGAATGTGGCTTTGGGTTCAAAAATGCCCTGCCACCCTTGGGAGATCGATTCGTTGATCGCTTTGATCGCGGCGTCATGCCCCCACTCACTCATCTTTTTGAGTTGCGCCACTTGGCTTGTCGGCAGCAGGGATTTCATGCGCCCGTTTTTGCGGTATTCCAGATATTCCTTCCAAGCCTTCTCAAATTCCGGAGTTTTTAGGTTTGTTGGAAATTCAACCATCGTCTCTTCTTTTGAAGATGAAGAAGAAGAAGAAGAGCATGCGTTTGGCATATGCCGTTTCGATGCCACCTCGATGCCAGAATCATGCGGTGGCATTGCCGTGGCATTGTCAACCCATCGCTTTTTAGCGTTTTCGCGTTGTTTTTCACGATACTGCTCCTGCTCCTGCCTAACCTCCTCAAGTCGATTGTTATACAATTTTCCATCTTCACCTTCCTCAAACTTGAGCTTCATAACTGCATCAACCGAAGACTCGTCTTCGCAAGCAGCAAGCCTCGCCAAGATGGACACATGGTTTGGGAGTCCACCATTTGTCCATTGGTAGCAAAGCAAGCGAATGTAGATGCCTGTTTCCTCTGGGGTGAGGATTGCCGTCCCCACTAAAAAGTCCGAAGGGTAGAATTGAAACGCCGGTCGTTTAGTCATGCTGCCCTCCTGTGGCGTCCGTGCAGCGCCTCGATACCCACAACAGGGTCCGCACCGTGGCGCTTGGCAAAAGCCGCCGCTTCCTCGATGCTTGCAAATGTCTTTTGATTGGCATCACCAGGCCAGCAGTAAATGCCCTGCATCACATGCCAGAATGGTCCCCAGTTGTTTTTCACGACCTTCACCGGCTCCAGTTCTTGAAATGAAAATTCAAACTGAATGTTCATGCCGCCCCCCTATAAACGGCCAGCACCCGGGCATGAGCTTTCGCCCTCTTCGCCTTGCGGTAGCAGAGGTGACGAATCCTCCCTGCCTTGACCGCTGCGGAAAACCTCGCGCCCATCGCGTTCGGGTGGGGCGGTTCGGGAATCCATGGCCGGACATCCTCGGCGGTGAATTCCGCTCCGTTGCGAGCCAGCCATGAGATGACCCCATCGCAGGTCGCCTTCCAATCCTCGGAAGTGTTGGCATCCACTTGCAGGATGCCCCGGTCGCGCAGTTCCTCGCCGGTCATTTCACTCCCTCCTGCTTAACTATGAACTCAATGTCATTTAGTAGGGATTCAGCATCATCAAGAACATGGAACGGGTGCCTTCTTGGGTATCCATCTTCTTTCCAAGATTCTCCGATATCGTATCTTTTTAAAACAGGCGTATCACAGCCTTCATCGGGATCGGTATAATGACCGCTCGCAAGAAGTCCGGCCACAAGTTGAACCAAAAGCTGCTTCTTCTCCGTGACCTCTGTGTCCTCTGTGGTTAATTTCATTTCGCGGCCCTCGCTTTCTTAGGTTTGTCCTCAACGAGCTTCACGATGTCGGCCTTGCGTTGCGCGTTCTCCTCACGAACCGGCATCCGCATTTTCTCATGCCATTCGCGGAATGCCTTGCCACCCATGTCGCCACCCATCGCCGCGACGAGATCATCGAGGCCCGACTTCCCAGCCACCGCCGCCGAGACGATAGCAAGCCGGTCGAAAAATTCGCTCCCGCTTTGGTGCTGGAGTTTCCAACCAGGCACCTCGCCATTGGCCGCGAGGAGTTCCTTCGCCGCATCTTTGATCGGCTTGAGGAGTTCCTTCTCAAAAATCGACGCCGCCTTAAGAAATTTCCCCAGCCGATCCGGGTCGGCGAGGATTCCCTGCCGAACATCGGCCAGCGAGACCGAGGATTCCACGGTCGCCAGCGTCTGCACCACCGGCTCGACAACCTGTGGGCATCGGTCTTTTTTGAGGCACCATGAGCAATACTCATTAGCGCAGGGCTGGCGGTTGGGATCGGTCGCCGAGGCCACGATCCGTTTCACCAACGCATCCGCCTCCTCGTAGGTGTAGCGGTAGTGGACCACCTCGCGCTGGTCGCAGAATAGCAACACACACTCCCACTCTTTCGCGAATGTGCGGTCCATGTTGCCGAGGGCATAGGCACTCTGCTGCTTGTGGTAAGACCGCATTTGGCCCGACTTCAAATCCATGCTCATGGATTTCGCATTCACTCGCGAATCCTCCGTTCCCTCATGCGAGAGATGCGGCGTGGTCACCTTGAGGAGCGCCTCGTCGGCGATGATCTCATGGCCATCGGCCAATTCCTTGGCCGTTGTGACCGCCCACAGCACCGCATCCTGCTCGTCGTCGGAGAGCGAGAGGAATGGCTGGCGCTCCCCCATGAGGAGTCCACGGTAAGCCGCATCCATGCGAGTCCCGCGCTCCGCCGCAGGACCGGAGACGGGGTTGGATTCAAAGCACGGACACAGGTCGAGCTTGTCGAGAGCGGAGTGGCGAATCGTCGCGCTCATTATGCGACCTCCTTCAATACGGCCTCGATGAATCGTGGCGTGTTCGACAGCACTCGGTTGCGGTAGCCTTCATCCGCGATGTCGCGGAAAGTCTGCCCCTCGGCGATCTGGCCTTTGGCAACGAGGAAGGCGTTGACCTTCGGCTCATGCTCGAAAATGCGCTTTTCCAATTCCGCCGCCCAATCCGGTTCCGGCGTGGTATCATTTGATACCGCCACGGCTTCGACCTCGATCAGCTTCGGTGCTTCCGCCACCGGCTCTGGTGCGACCTCCACCTTCACCGAGCGTGTCGGGCGAGGGGAGTCAAACTCGCCGACTTCCTCCGGGGTATACATCCCATTGAGAACCGCCGGGAAGGTCGCACGGACCCCCTCGGAGATCACCCGCGCCCGGAGCATTTGGCGAGGATAGGATTTCCAGTTGTCCTTCGATCCCAGCCCCGCCGCCTTGGCGCGAGCCATGTCCCAATCGATGCGGAGCGATCCGCCCGCAGGGTGGGAAAAGGTCGCAGAGACCTTCTCGTTCGTGTGGTCGTGCCACTCGACCCGCCCGCCGCTCTGCTGGAACCTCGCCAGCATCGAGTCCGCCTTGAGCGAGGCGCGGCCTTGAATAATATGGTAGTCGCTCGCCACCGATCCGGGGTGACGCCCTTCGGCGGTCGCCACGATCATCAGCGCCAGTGCCTGGTCTGGTGTCTTCATGCCGAAGAGACCCGATTTCACGATGGCCGAGGCCATCACCTGCATGTCGCCCAAGGCGACTTGTGTGTTGACTTGTGTAGTCAG